AGGTAGCCCTGTGGCCGTCCACGATGTCGCAGGCCGATCCAGCGCGTCATCGAGAGCCGGAGTCGCAGTAAACGCCACCCCCACCTTGCCCGTAAAGCTCTGCCCAGCCGTGATAATCGGCGGATTCCTCCCGATCGAGATTACCGCCGTCTCCGTCCCCGTGCCCCCCGGCCCCGTGGCTGTGAGCGTGATCGTCGTGCTGCCGCTGTCCTGCGGCGTGCCTGTGATCGCGCCTGTGGCTGTATTCAGCGTCGCCCAACTTGGCAGCCCTGTGGCCGCCCAGCTTGTGACCGGGCGGTTCGCGCTGTCGGTGAGAGAAAATGTCTTGGTAAAGGCCGTGCCCACCGTTCCCGAGGCAGCCTGCCCAGCCGTGATGATCGGGACGCCATCTGAGATGGCAAAAGTAACGTAAGCAGTTTCGAGCGGAGCGGGCGTGGCTTGTCCAAAAAGCGGAGCTTGCCAGACAATCAAGGTGCCATCTGTTTTAATAGCAACAGCATTGTTGTCTGCGATCGCAATAGCCGCCGCAGACAGATTTGGCGGGATAGTCGCCTCCCCATAGTCCGACCTCCCCCACCCAACGACCGTGCCGTCACTCTTAAGCGCTAGGGCGCTATCAAAGCCCGCCGCGATTGCAACTACATTAGAGAGACCAGCCGGAATGTTCGTTTGCCCATAAGTATTATCCCCCCAACCAACGACCGTCCCGTTTGATTTGAGTGCGAGCGAAAATCTCCACCCCGCTGAAATGGCGGTAACGCTTGAGAGACCAGCCGGAATGGTAGTTTGCCCATAAGTAGTATCTCCCCACCCAACGACCGTGCCGTTGCTTTTTAATGCAAGTGAAAAATACCCTCCACCAGAAATGGCAGTAACACTCGATAGACCTGCCGGGATGGTTGTTTGCCCATAAGTATTATTCCCCCAACCAACGACCGTCCCATCTGATTTGAGTGCGAGCGAATGCGCCCAGCCCGCCGCGACAGCCGTCACGCTGGAAAGTCCCGATGGGATCGTTATTTGATAAACACTATTGTCACCCCAGCCAACCACTTCCCCGTTATTCTTTACGGCAAGCGCAAAACCACCATTGGATGCCCCCGCAGCAATCCCGACTACGCCGGAAAGCCCCGTAGGCACTGTTGATTGGCCTTGAAAATTATCCCCCCACGCAACAATTGTTCCGTCGTCTTTTAAGGCTAGTGCAAACGACCGCGCAATCGCAACTTTTGCGAATCCCGCAGGATACTGAATCGCCGAACTAAAACTCCCCTTCGTCGTCGGAATGCCCGAAATCAACCCACTTGTTCCGTTCAACGATAAGCCAGCGGGCAAACTGCTCCCGTTCGCCAAAGCCCATGAACTAATAGTCCCCGTATAAGCAGGCGTTTGGGAAAAATCTACGCCAACCTTCCCAGCAAACGACCGCCCGGATGTGATGACTCCCATGGCTTTACGCCGCCTCCCTTCGGATTCGCAGCAGGAACGGTTGCGTGGTCACGGGGTTGAGGAGAGGGGCGCTGGCGCCCTGGGGTTTCTCGAAGTCCAGCGTCAGCGTGCAGCGCACATTGCCTTCCGTGCCCGTGTCGGTCTCGAAATCATCCAGCCAGGTGCCCAAATCCGGGGAATCCAGCGGCACATGCAGGAAAAACCGCGTCTCGAAGGCTCCTTGGAGGACTTCCACCGAGCGGCGGAAGGTCCACGCGGGCGTCTCGTAGAAGGGCGGCAGGGTCGCATCGGTCGTTCCCATCGCGAGCCGCGCCATCGCCAGGCGCGGCGTGAATTCCGTGCTGCCTTCTGTGAAGGCCAGGGAGAGCAGCAGCCCCTCGCCGAATTTGCCCTGCCCGGCGGCCGCCTCGAGCGCCGGCACGCCGGAGATGGCTGGGCGGGCGGGGGCCGGATCGGGCAGGGTCACCGCCCAGGTTTGGGTATCGACCACGAGTTTCTTGGTGATTTCCTGCGAGGCGGTTTCGAAGACCCCGATCGTGAAGGTCTCCGGCGCGCTCGCCCCTTCGGCGTTCGAGGCCGTGAGCGTGAGTTGCCACACGCCGGGCGAGGTGCCCGCGCCCGCGAGCATGCCGGTGAGGGCGTTGAAGACAAAGCCGTGCGGCACCACCTGGTGCGCGGCGAGGCTCCAGAGGGTGGGATTTCCGGTCGCGGCGAATTGGAAAACGAATGGCTGCCCCAGGGCAAATGCCAGGGCTCCTTGGGTTTTGCTGATGATCGGGATGGACATGGTTTAGACGATGGTGGCGAGGGAGTTTTTCTCGGGGTTGAAGGCCAGCAGCACATAGCCGCGCGGATCGGCGAGATGGTCCTCGGTGTCGAAGCGCGCCAGGCGCGCGCGGAGGGCGAAGTTCGCCGTGGCCGGGGTGGTCTCGGAGGGCATCCAGCTCCCCCGGTAGAGTCGGGTTTCCGTCGTGAGCCCCCCGGCTTGGCGGCTCACGCGCACGCCGAAGAGGTGCGGGGTGCGGATCGGGGTCAGGCGCAGCGGGCAGGCCACCAGCGGGGTCGTGGCCCAGGTGATGCCCGAGATGTTCGTGCCCGAGGGGCTCGGCAGGTTGTTGAAAGTGCCGTGCTCGAGGAGCAGCACCCATTGCGCGCGGGTTTCGCTGCGCAGGATTTGGGTTTGGAAATCCACCAGCAGGGTGAAGACCGCCCCGATCGGCAGCATCGCCTCGTTCACATCCAGCAGCACGAGTTCGCGCTCGAAATCCTGCGGGTGCCAGGTGGTCGTCGTCCCCTCGCGCGCCACGCGATACCATAGGCGGCCGTCGCACGCCACATGGTCTCCCGCCTTGAGCACCGTGCCCGCGCGCCCGAGACCTCCGGAAAGCCGGAAATCCGCGCCCGTCTGGTTCTGGAAAATCCGGCCTGCGAGCGAGGCCGAAGCGGCCGGCAGCGGGGTCGGCAGCGCTTCGCTCGCCGCATCGTGGATGGCCGGGAGGAGTCCGCCGGGCTTCGGCAGCGAGGAGGCCGCCACCTCCATGCTCGAGGAGGTCGCGCGGCCGGGGTAGAGTTCGATCCATTGCGGCAGGGCGAAGCTCAGGGCCAGCTTGTTCGCCCCGCCTCCGCCGAGCACCTTCTTGATCGCCTCCACAAAGCCGGGCGCTTGCGAGAGATCGCCCAAAAGCGCCATGTTCAACTTGCCACCGGCTCCCAGCAGCGTCGTGAAGCTCGTTTCCTCGCGCTTGCGGAATACCAGGCTGCCATCGGCGGCCAGTCGGGGCACCTCCGGCGGGAGGATGCCGAGAGTCAGGAAGCCATCGGCATCCAGTCGCGGAATGCTCTCCGGGATTTGGTTGTCGGAAAGTTGGCCGGTGAATTTGGAAAATGGGATCTCAGGCAGCTTGTCGAGCGGGATTTGCGGCCAGAGTTCCAGAGGGTTTCCCGAAGCCGCCAAGGCGTTGAGGGCCGCGCGCAGGCCCTCGATGTCGTCGATCGGGTGGCCGTGCTCCAGGAGCCGGTTTGCGGAGTCCGCCGAGGAGACGATCACCGTGTAGCGATCCGCCTCCGGCGGCTCGGCGAAGGTGATCCGCACCTGGTTTTCGTTCACGAGCAGGGCGGCATATTCGTTGTCGGGCACGCGCCGGTTTGTCTGCGTGTCGCGCACCGTCACATGCACATTCAGCGTGCCGAGGTTGTGGGTGAGCGTCCAGACCAGTGCGATGCTGTCCCCCACCGGGGCCACATACCCGCCCACGCCCACCACCTCCGCCTGGCGGTCATGGGGCGGATTGGCTTCGGGTTCGAGTTCCTCCAGCCAGCCCGGTTCCTCGGCCGTGAGCATCGAGCTGTCGAGCATGTCGTTGAGCAGCGTGGCGGAGACTTGGAAGAGGGTTTGGCTGTGGCTGGTGGTCACCAGTTCGCACTCCAGGCTCAGGTCGCCCACCGAGGCGCGGCCATCCAGCAGGAGTTCCGCCCCCGGCACATCCAGCGAGAGCAGGCCCGTGGGCGAGGTGCCGCTCTCCTGGTCGTGCATGGTCACCGTGAAAGGGGCCTGCGGTGCCAGCCCGAGCGGGCCGAGGCATTCGATGTAAAAGACGCCCTCGCGCGGGTTGGAGACCCCGAAGCGGTTCACCCCGTCCGTGAAGAGGGCGTTGAGGGCGTCGCCGAGCGCCGTGGTGCTGAGGGTGGCCACGCGCAGGAGCGTGGTGGAGAGTCCATTCCAGACGAGATCGAACGAGCCGGTTGCGGCCGCAGGCACATTGAGGGTGAGCACCGCGTTGCGCGTGCCCGTGCCCGACCTCGCCACCCCGCAGGTCACCGGCGGCGGGGTGGGGATGGCAAAGTGGTCCACGAAAGCGATCGGAGCCTGGAAAACCTTCACGAACTGCAGCCAGCCCGAGTCCGTCTGGTAGTGCGAGACGCGCGCGAAGCATTTCGGGGCCAGCCGGTTTTTCACCACGGAAAGTTGGGTGTCCGCGAAAGTGGCTTCCGTGTTGTTCCAGCGCACTTGGAAGATGTTCGGCGCTCCGGCCTCCGCCACACTCACCCCGCCCAGGGCGGCGACGCTGCCGAGGGCGTTCAAGGCCGTTGCAAAGGCGTTTTTCGAGACATTCCAGGCGAGGTCGGTCGTTTCCTGTTCGCCGTGTTTGATCCGGAAGGTCCCGGAGGTCGGCGGCGCGTCGATGTAGCCGAGGCCGAGCTTGATCGTCTCGAAGTCGGGGCGCACCTCGCGCATCGTCCGCGAGTCGGGCACCGCCTCCAGAAAATGCAGGATCACCCGGTAGCGGTCCCCCTGCACGAAGGGCGGCAGCTTGGGCGAGGTGGATTTGGCCGGGCCCGTCACGAGGCGGCGCTCGGGCAGGCTGATGTAGAGGTCGAGGTTGTTCATGGTTCGAGTGGTTCCTGGGTTTCAGCCACCGGCTCCGGCAGGTCGCGGGCGGAGGCCTCCGCTTTCAACAGCATCTCGGCGGGGAAGGGGATGGCGGGTCGGTCAGCCATGGGTCCAGAATTCGGTGGGGTCGAGCTGCTGCTCGATGTTGGTGATCGCCGCGTTGGCCGAAGCCGCCAGCGCTTGGTTCGTCAGGTTAAAGCCCATCAGAAAGGAATCGGCGAATCCCAGGCCGATGCCGCCGAAGCTGGGCAGCGTCGGCAGGGTGGGATCCACCTTTTGCAAGTCGGGCTCGTAGGCAGCGGCCGCGAGGTTCCAGAAGACCAGTTGGCGCACCGCCACCGCTTCCAATTCCCCGCCGGAGCCCCGCACCTGGTAAATCCTCGCCAGCTCGAGGAGTTCCCCCACGCGCGCCTGCCGGATCGCGGCCGGGTTCGCCTTCCCGGCATACACCCGGAACCGCTTGGGCAGCACCCGCGTCAGCACGATGTTGAAGGGAAACGCGGCAAGCACCACGCCGGCCGCATGGAATTTCGCACCCGTGGAGGCGCTTTCGCGCAAATCCTTCGGCACCCGCTCCGGCTTCCGCTCCGTCCAATCCTTGCCGCCGGGGTCCAGATCCACGAGCAGGGTGGGCGGCTCGGCTTCGTGCAGCGGGCGGTCCCAGTAGTCTTTCAGAAAATCGTTCTTCGGGTCCTCCGCCTTGGCTGCCTCCCACGCCGCGCGCGAGGTCTCGGGCAGGGGACCTCGCGGGTCGTCCTTCGCCTTCCACACGATCGTGGCCGCCTGGTCGTTCACGCACCCCGCCGCCACGCGCACGCGGAGTTTTTCGGCTCCCGGCTCACCCTCGCGCGCCACGGTCACCCGCCAGGGGTGGGGAAAAACCCCGGCGGGCGGCAGCACCTCCACTTGCGGGGTGAGGGCGCGCACCGCCTCCACCAGGCGGTTCCACTCGCTGGCGCGCACCGCCCCACCCGGCGTGGCATTGGCAGGCAGGGGCACGGAGATCATCGGGCGAAAAAGAGGTGCCGTGCCTTGCCGTTGGATTTGCGGGCGGCGGGGAAATGCCCCAGGTTGAAATGCACCGCCTGGTGCGCGAGTTGCCATTGGTCGCCATTCCGGCGCAGGATCGCGAGGAGCTTCCAGGCCACCCACTCTCCCGGCGCGGGCGGTTTCTCCTGGAAGACCGGCTCGGCCTTCTCGATCCGCCAGTTCTCCTTTTTCAAGGTGATTTTCAGATACAGGTAGCCCTCCGGCTTCGAGGGTTTCGGCAGCGGCAGCTTGGGGGGCGGTATGTCCGGCTTGGCGGGATCGCCGCCGATCTTCTTCCCTCCGATCTCCGGCTCGATCCCCTCGATCAGCCCGCGCCCGATCTCGGCCGCCTGCCCCGTGCCCGCCTCGTCGGCCCCGAGCCGCACCTGGAAGGCTCCGCCTATCGGAACCGCCTGCGGCCGCGCCGTCACCAAGGTGCCCGAGGGCGTGCGCGAAACCCGCACCTGCGCTCCCGAGACAATCTGCGAGGCGCGCAAATGCTCCAGCAGCGCGTTCCACTTCGCCGCGCTCACCGGTTCGTCCTCCTGCACCTTCAAGTCGAGTAGCGATTTCATTCCTCATAAATTTCGGGAATCCACCCGCCGCGTCCGCTCAGCGTCCATTCCACGGTGATTTCCCACGAATTCCCCCGTCCCCGGATTCGCACCGCCGTCTTCAACCAGTTCCGATCCGAATCGACCTGGGGAATTTTGCCATCCGGTTCCGCGATCCGTCCCAATCGTCGAACTTCCTCCTCTGGGATGTCCCCTTCCACCACCCAGCTCTTGCGCCAGACGATCCCGATATCCAGCCAGGTCGTGAGCCCATACACCGGCGAGATCGACCCGCGATCCTCACCCACATCCGCTTTGGCAGCTTGGGGAGCCTTCTCGGGGAAGCCCACGGTGCCATCGGACAGCGCCTGCCAGCCATAGGTCTTTTTCAGCACCTCGAATTTCGGATGCACCTCGATCGGCTTCTCCGAGAGCGTGCTGTCGCATTCGAAGGTGAACAGATCGCCCTCGCGTGCGTTGGGATCCTTGCCTTGGAAGATGGCGATCACATCATACCCGCCGCCCGACCTCCGCTTGAACTTGCGCGAGATGCGCTTGAGATCGTCCCAGCTATCGTCGGCCACCTTCCATTTTGTTTCCTCGTCAGGCGCGAAATAGGTCACGGTGACCGTGGCGAGCCCCCGCTCGTCCACGCCTCCCTCCACATCCACGGGATTTCGATTGGTATCGGAATAAATCATGCGGCGAATCGGGCTGTCTGATCGATTTTCACGGGTTTCTGGGAGATGTATTGTTTGAGCAGGGCGTTCGTCTGCTCCTGGCTCACGATGAGTCTCTGGCGGGCCCCGGCCTCCGCATCGCGGGCGGGCACATACCGCTCGCCAGCCGCCCCGCCATAGCGGGCCATGGCCGAGAACACGGAATTTGGCTTCGTCTCCTTTTCCTGCTCCAGATTGGCTTTGCGCCGGGCGAAGTCCTCGGGATTCGCGACGCCGGCGTCTTTCGCCTCTTTGAGTTGGGCCGTGTAGTCCTGCACCCACTTCACGCGGGCCGCCTCCTCCTTGTTGCCCGAGGCCATCGCCTCCTCGTATCGGAGGCCCAGCTCCATGCCTTGGCGTCGCGTGCCCTTGTCGGCGGTTTCTTTGGCGGCGTTGGCGTCGGCCCCACGGGTCGCGAACTTCTCGGGATTCTCGATGCCCGCCTCACGGGCTTGTTTCAGCAGGGCGTTGTAGTCCTGCATCCACTTCAAGCGCTCCACTAGTTTCTGGTTGCCGGAGGCCATCGCCTCCGAGAGTTGCAATTCCGCTTCGAGGGCGGCGCGGGTTTCCGCCTTCGCCGCCGCCTCCTTGGCCTGGGCTTCGGCCTTCGCCGCCGCCTCCTTGGCCTGGGCTTCGGCCTTCGTGCGTTTGTCCTTGGCGATCTTGGCTTCGAGTTCGTTGATCTGGCGCGTGATCTCCAGCACCTTCGCGGCCGCCTCCTCGCGTTCCTTGCCACCGATTTCCGGCCGGCTGGAATCCACTATGCCGGCCTGCTTTTTGAGTTCCGGCCGCAGGACGGCAAGCTTCTTCTCATCGCTGAGTGCCTCGAACGCGGCCCGTTGATTTTCCTCGGCCAAACCCGTCGCGAGGTTTTTTTGCACTTCGCCTCGCTGGGCATTGCGCTCGGCATTCTTCGCGGCCGCATCCTTGGCCTGGGCTTGGGCCTCGATCTGCCCCCCATCCTTTCGGCCCAGAGTCTCCAAAAGGCGCTCGAGCGCGGAGATGTCCTGCGACACCACCCGTTTCTCCATGGTCTGGTTCCAGCCCATGCCTTTGAGTTCGGCGCGGGAGGTCTCCAGGCGCTTGCCCGCCTCGTCCTTGAGGTCCTGCAATTCCTTGGCGGAGCCGAGTTTTGTTGCTCGCTCCATGAGCTGGCCCACCTCGTTTCGCCCCAGCCGCTCGTTCGCGGCCCGCACATCCGCTTCGGTGGAGGCCCCTCCGGCGGCGAGGCTCGAGGCCCAATTGAAAAACTTGTCCTGGATTTCGTTTCCGATCCCCACGCCGATCGCCACGCCTCCCATCGGGCCGATCAGGCCCGCCAGCGCGTTGCCGAAGCCCGCGAGCTTCCCGGTCACGCCCCCGAGCGCGGTGGAGAGGGCTTTCCAATCGGCGGCCGGGCCTGCGGCACCCCGCCCCGGAACTCCCGCACCTCCCGCGCCCCGCATGGCACCTCCACCACCCCGCGCCGCCGCATTGGCGGCCTGGGCGGCGGTGTTGGCGTTCAGTGCGGCCGTTTCCGCCGCCAGGGCGGTGGTGCTGGCTGTCACCTTCCCGGCGAAGGCCGCGAGGCCCGCCAGGGTTTTTTCGAGCACGAATTGCGTGCCCAGCACCACGGCCAGCGGGGCGGCGATGCGGAGGAGTTCGGCCAGCCCGTTCACCAGTTGCCCGACCTCGCGGCCGAGGGTGGTGAAATCCATCGCGTTCGCCTGGTCGGCGATGCTTTGGAGCATCGGGGCGATCTCCTCGGCGATCCCGGCGAAGAGCTGGGTGGCCCGCAGGCCGATCGCGTTCCAGGAATCGCCCAGCTTGTCGAAGGCGGCGGCGTTCTGCTCCATCGTATCCGCCAGGCTGCCCACCTGGTCCTTCGCCACGGAGAGGGCGGAGGCGTCGGAAAGCAGGGCCAGCATCCGGGCGCCGCTCCGGCCAAAAAGTTCCATCGCCGCCCGGGTCCTGTCGGCGGGATTCTGGAGGGTTGCAAAGGCCGTGTTCAGCGTCTGCAATTGCTGCAGGGCGCTCTGGCTTTTCAGGGTCTCCATGGAAATCCCCAGCCGCTCGAAGGCCTTGCTCGTCGGCTCGCCCTCCTCGTTCACCCCGGTGAGCGCCTTTTGCAGCAGGGCGAGGGATTGGCCGGTCGCCCCGGCTCCCATCCCGGCGTTCTCGAACGCCTGCCGCAGCACGACCAGGTCGCCCACGGTCTGACCGGTGTTCGCCGAGAGGTCGCTGAGTTCCCCGCCGAGGTCGATGGCTTTTTTGACCTCCGCGAAGGTGGCCGCCACCTCGTTGAAGGCCACTTTCAGCGCCCCCACGCTCAGGAGGCCCTTCAGCGCGGTCGAGGTGCTCAGCGCCGCGCGCTTGAGGCCCTCGAGTTCCTTCATGCTGGTCTGGATGGAATCCAGGCGCTCGGTCAGGAACCGGAGCTTGATTTCAATGTTGTTGCTATTGGCGGCCACAGGGTGGAGTCTTTAGTTGTGCTGGCTGTCCTGACATTGTTGATCTTGCTCGCTCCGTCCTTGTTCTGGCTCGGAGTGGCGATCTGGGTGTGGCGTCGTTTGTAAGCCCGCTTCGCGGTCGCGGTAATCCTCCCCGGCGCAGTCCGCGCCCTCCTCGTGGGCCAGCGCGGCCGTGAGCACAAAGAGCCGGTCCATCGGCAGGTCGAGCGCGGCGTCGAGGTCTAGGTGCAATCCGCCCACCGCCCGCGCGATCAGCCGCGCCACCCAGCCCAGCCCGTCTTCCGCGCGCGGCGTGGTCGGGCCGTGACTCGGGAATTTCATCGGCATCACGGTGGAAAACCCCCGCGCCACCTCGTTCCGGAGTTCCTCCAGCGCGGCGGGGAGTTCTCCGGCAGGCGGGATGTCCCGCCCCGGAAACAGGATGTTCCAGGCGAGGAAAAACGCCTCCCCCATCGCCTCGGGATTCTCGTGCGGCCAGCGCCCGTCGAGCAGCGGCGAGCCGTGCTCCTCCAGCAGCAGAAAGCGCCGCAGCGTCAACGCCCCGGGCGTTCCCGCGAACGCCCGCCGCACCACCGCCGGCGTGCGGGGGTCCGCACGCCGCGCCGCGATGCGCTCCGCTTCGGCCTCAAGTTGGTCAATCGTCATGGGTTTTTTGTTAGATTCGTCCGATCCGTCCGATCCGTCGGATCAGACAGATCATCTCCCTCATTCCGTCAGGCCGGGGATCAGCAGCCCCTCGATCACCACCGAGCGCATCTGCTGCTTTTGGAATTTGTATTCCGAGCTGGTGATGCGGAACCCGCCGAAGAGGTCCAGTTCTTCGCCGAGTTCGGGTTTTGCGGCATTGGTGAGCATCTCGATGGTCGCGGTGGCCTCATAGCCGTAGAGCGCCAGCATGGTGATTTTGCCATCCTTGTCCTCCTCCTCCTGCACCTGCACGCTCTCGGAGATCGAGCAGCTTTGCACGATGCCTGCCAGAGGACCCTCGATCCCCTCCACGCCCCACCACACCTTGTTGGCGGGCAGTTGCAACGGCCCGGCCAAGCGTGTCAGGGTGATCGAGCCCTGCGTGATGTCGCCTTCGCCCGAAGCGCCCAGGTCGGGATAGTGGGTGGCCTGTGCCTCCATCGTCATTGCCGAGCCCCGCTGCCAGCGCGCCGAGGATTGGGTGACGAGGATTTTTCCTCCCGAGACGCCGGTGATCGTGAGTTCGTTCCCCGCCCGCACTACCAGGCTCGTCACACCGCCCTCCGGGGTGCTGGAAAAGGAAATCTCCCCCTTGCGCCCGTGCAGGATCACCGCCACAAGGTCTTCCACGCCCATGATCTTCTCGACCTGGTCCGCCGTCTTGTAGCTGAACGATTCGCAGATGCCCCCGATCGGATTCGGCGCATCCACCGTGCTGAATTTGATGTCTCCGTATAGTTTCATTGTGTCTTTACTCCGCGAACCTCATCGTGTTTTCCCGCCCTCCGGGCCGTTCGGCGGCGTTCGCGATGCCAGCCGCTTCGTCCCGGTCGGCCCGTGTCCTCCACGAGCCCTTTGAATTTTTTCTCATTACAGGTCTCCGCTTTCCTCATCTCCGTGCTCTGTGGTCAATCAGCCGGCTTCGGAGGCAAGGCCGCCAAATCCACTTCATCTATCGGTTTGGCGATGGTCCCCTCCGGTGGCTGCCATTGAGAAAGGTCTCCGTTCCAAACGACTTGGTTGACCAGCCAGCCGCCCTCAATGCTGATGATTGCGTAGGTATCCATGTGTTAAAAATAGGTTATGATAACTGCCATCCCTGCTCCACCCGTGCCGCCTGCCCCACTATCCGTAGCCTCAGACGCACCGCCACCTCCACCACCAGATGACGGGAATCCACCAGCACCACCATTATTTTGAACGGTTCTTGAAGCTGCCGCGCCACCCCCGCCCGAACCAACAGCAACTAAACCATTCACGGCATTCGTATTGTTTGTCCCTGCATTGCCCAGCGGCCCACCGGGTAAATTCAAAAGGTTGCTCCTGCCGCCATTGCTGGAATTGCCAATGACAGGTGTTGTTGCATTGCTAATGCCGCCCCCGCCGCCACCACCAGCACCGCCCATAAAATGACCATTGCCTATGACCGTTGGAAAACCAGACGATCCACTTCCGACATTGCCTTGAGAGCCGTTGTTTGCGTTCAGTGAACCAGTTCCGCCACCCCCGATTGATGATGATCCCCCGACTCCACCTGCTCCACCTGTTGCGACATAGGTTATTGTGCCAGAAACCCCAGTTCCAAAAATTGTTGAGCCGCCAGCGGTTCCGTTCATGCTGGATTGTTCTAAGGGAGTATTGCCATTTGTTGCTGATGGAGTTCCGCCAGCCCCACCCGCGCCAATAGTTATGTTGATTGGTGTTGCTGGCAATACAGACGCGGGGATTGATACATTCAAATACCCTCCACCGCCACCGCCACCGCCACCAGATCGGTTTGTCAAATTAGCATTTTTATTACCTGCCCCTCCTCCACCGCCACCAGCTAAAAGTTGGATGTTTACAACTTTTGCACCCGATGGTTTTGTCCATGTTCCACTTGCTGTAAAAATTTGAATGTCTGCCGCCGCTCCGGTGCGCGTGCCGCCGCCCTCCGTGAGGAGCGTGTTTCCAAGATAGATTTTAGGCATAATTTTAAGTGATGATATACAATGTGTTTTGATCTCTGGTGGCCGCGTCGTATTCCTCCTGCGTGAGGTGTCGGATCGCCTTCACCCCCCCGCCATTGGCCACCGCGCCGATTTCCTCCGGCCCCAAGGGATCCGACCCGCCCGTGGCATGGTTGCTTTTGTGGCTCTGCGGAGGAAAGGCTTGCGGCTTGCCGTAGATTTCGCCCCACGAAACCCCGGTTGCGGGAGGCGGTTCGGCACCTGTCGAGACGGCGAGGAAGCTCATGGTCCGGTGATGAGGTAGAGGGTTTTTGTGTTGGTCGCTCCCGAGGCCACGAGGGCGTCGTAGGCCGCCTGCTCCAGCCACACGATGTTCTCGACGGCCTGCGCGCCGGTGATCCCTGTGGGGTCGCTGCCCACGCATTGCAGGTTCTGACGCGCCCCGGAGGGCGTGTCGGCTCCCGTGCCGCCCATGCTGATGGAAAGTCTCGTCATGGCAGGGCGAGGATCAGGATTTTCACGCCGGCCGGGGGAGCCGCTGTGAAGTTGATTGTGTTTGTGCTCATGGTGAAATCCACGCCCGGGTCCTGCAACAGGCCCGACACGGCGACCAGATAGCGCTTGGCCACGGCGTCCGTGTAGCCCTGCACAGGCGAAAATGCCTTGCTCAGCCCATCCCCCGTGAAGACCGTGCGGACCGGGGCCCGCCCCGCCCCTACGAGGTCGCTGGCGTTTCCCGAAAAGAGAGCGGGTTTGCCGGTGAGGTCGCTGTAGTTGCCGGAGAAAAGCACGGGCTTGTCGGCCAGATCGTTCCAGCTTCCCGAAAAGAGAGCGGGTTTGCCTGCGAGATCGCTGTAGTTTCCGGAGAAAAGCGCGGGCCTGTCGGCCAGATCGTTCCAGCTTCCCGAAAAGAGAGCGGGTTTGCCGGTGAGGTCGCTGTAGTTTCCGGAGAAAAGCGCGGGCTTGTTGGCGAGATCGTTCCAGCTTCCCGAAAAGAGAGTGGGTTTGCCCGCGAGATCGCCGTAGTTGCCGGTGGCTGCCACCGTCGAGAGGCCTAGCGAGGCGGTGAAATTCCCCGCTGCCTCGGTGCGCAGAAGGCCATCGCCTCCCACTGTGAGGAAGGTGCCCGGAGTCAGCCGGAGCGTGCGCTCCTGGAAATTCCCATCCGCGCCCTTCCGCAGATAAACCCAATCCCCCTCGGCAGCCTCGATTCCAGCCATCGGCAGCCAAAGCCCCAAAACCAGCGCGAGGCATCTCCCAAGGCCCATGCCCCCCGGAACTCTCTCAGTGCTCTCTGTGTGCTCTGTGGTCAATCCCCTCGTTACCATGTCGCGATCGCGGCGCGTTTCCATTGCGTCCAGCCTCCTTGGAATGTGTAGATGTGCGTGTCGGTGGCGGCCTGGTAGAGGCCGCTCGCGGGCGGCAACCCGCCCGGGAACATGAAAAAGTCGGTTTGGTGCGCGGGCGCGTCGGCGAGGTATTGCACCACCGGCCGGGGCAGGGCCGGGGCCGGGGTGGGGGAGACTTCGTTTCCGCGCCACACTTTTTGAGCCACCACGAGGTCCATGGTTTGCGTGGAGCGCGTCTTGCCCTCCACCGACCAGGTGATTTCGGCCATCAGGGTCACCTCGGCCGTCTCGTTCGGCAGAAGCGCGGCGAGTTCCTCGGTGTCCGTCTCGATGGAAAACCTCCAGCCGCTGCCCGAAGCCGCCGGAGCGCTCCATTCGCCGTAGAGGATGGGATGGATGCTCGAGAAGGCCCCCTTCGGCTTGGCGACGAATTTACCGGTCGCCGAGGCCGCGAGGGTCGCCGAGGGCACGACTTCGATCTCCAGCGTGTCGCCACGCTTCGCGTCCAGCCGCCGCAAGGGCTGGGTGGCCCCGCCCTGGGCCGTGAGACGGCCCGTTTCGATGTTCAAGTAGGTTTTCATGTCATTGCCTCATTTGCGCCGCCGTCTTCCAGGTGATCTCGCGGATGGTCAGGCCCGCCTCGTCGAGGCGCTGGATGCGGTGCTCGCCCAGCGGTTCGGCCAGCAGGCCATCCAGGTCGGTGTCCGCCAGCGCCATCACCACGAGGTCGCGCAAGGCGGCACCGTCGATCCCGGTTGCGTTCACCACCGGGTCTTCCGCCACATGCACCACCAGCTCGGCCTGGTCGTAGAAGTGGGGAATCGCCCCGGCCAGCGCATGCACCGGCTCGAAGGGCAGCACCACCACGCACAACCCGACCAGTCCCACGCTGCGCTCGATCTCGCTCTCGGGCGCCCCGCGCTCATAGGCCACCACGGCCACGCTCGAGGGAATCTCCGTGGAGGTGCGGATTCGTTCGGCGGCGGCTTCGGAAATGGCTTGGAATTGCGATTTCATGCCCGTTGCAACGCCTCCACATAGGTGCGCGCCACCATCAGCGCCGCGTTGGTCAATTTCGTGCTGCTCGGCAGGGCTCGGGGATCCGGCGCCTGGGTCACGCTTTTCACGAGAAGGTATTGCGCCTCGCCGCCCCGGATGCGTCCGCCGCCACCCTTGCGCCCGAGGCTGCTGTGCAGGTTCTCCACGAGGAGAGCCGCCTTCGGCGTCTTCACGAGGCTCAGCCCCGCCCCGCTCCACAAGCCCGGCCGGCCCGTCCGGTAGGCCCGGGCCGTCAAGGGAATCGCCAGGTATTTGCCCCGCTGGGCGCGGATCGTTCCGCCATAGAGCTTCTGGGCGAACTCGCGGCTGGCGATCGCCACGCTGGCCTCCTCCTCGGTGGCGCTTTCAAAGGCCGTCGCCTTGCGCACCACGCGGTTCCAAAAATTCCTCTTCGGCCACCCCTTGGCATTCCCCTCCGTGTTGCGCGCGGCGAAATGCTCGCGCAGGCGAACCTCCACCGCCTTGCCCATCCTCTCCAGAAGCGGCTTGCGCCTCCGCAAGGCCGCCAGCATCCCCCGCAGCCGGGGCGTCGCGTTGTCTTCGAGTTCGATCGTCATGGCTGGCCCTCCCGTGCGTCGCGAAGGGTTTTCTCCCAGGCACCTTTCAGCGTTGCCAAATCTCCGCTGCCGGAACTCGAGCCGCTCAAGGAATAACCGTCCTGGCAAACGATCATAACGGCTTGCCTTAGCCCGTCCCGTGCGATCTGCTTCTGGATGCGGGTCGCAATGTCCCGTATCTCAAACCCCAACGATTCATCTATTAGCATAATATGGCCTCCCCACAGGGAATCGAATTCTCCAAACAACGCTTCACCTTGCAGCGGCTCCTCAACGAATGTTTCGCCACAGCGGAAGTCGCCTTGGATGTCCACTTCGATGAACTCAAAGCCGACCTGCACGGCCTCACCGGCCCCTTGCTGGAAAGCACCATCGCCAACCAACACCTCATCCACACGCGCCGGTATGGTGCCGACGAGGTCGGATACATCATCGCCGCCGACCACAATTGGGTGCCCTTGGTGTTCGTGACTTCCTCGCTGGCTGACCCGCTCCGCTTCGAGATGGATCCGGAAATGAACCAATTCGCCCATGTCCGCAAAGCCTTGGTCGCCGCCATCAAAGCCGCAACGAAAGCTTGAAAGCAGGCCCATGGCTTGACCTCCCGGCTGTCCAAGTGGAAAATGTCTCTGCCTAACCGGGTGCCAGCAGCGGCCATACCCGGAGCGGAGCCCAGGGCGGCTGCTCGCCTGTTTCGGGCTTTTCTACGGGCGGGCATATAAAAGCCTCCCTTCGCGGTGTTTGTCCCCTCGGCGCGACACATCCGAGGTGCTGATAAAGCTTTCCAGCCGTCCGTCTTTTAATTCCCAAGCATGGAGAACGCGTGTCTTCGTTTCATCTCTTGTCACATGGATGAATGTGCGAGTGCCTGTTCGCTCATTTTCCCAAATCTCATGAGGGCTACGAATGGCATCCTCAGCAGAGGCCAAGAATCGAAGCCTGTTTTCCACATCGAGTTTCGATTTCCCCTTTTCCTCCCAGTGTTCCAGAACATTCGGCCCGAAGGTTGCCGTGTCTCCGAGGGGAGTTGGCACTTCGTAAGTTCCAGAAAGTTTTTTTCTGGCCTCGGCCACCTCCATTTTCGGCGAGGAATCGTCGGCTGGAATTTTTGAGGCAGGCCGGAGATTGAGGGTTTCCCATGTTCCGACTCGTCCGATCTTGCTGCTGATCGTTGCATCGCCTCCTCCGACCCATTTCAGCACTTCGCCCTCGAGCACCGCGCGGCCCTCGAAATCCTTGAGAATCGTCTCCCGGATGCCGGGCGAATAACGAACCACGCTCTTCTGCAAGGCGTCGTTGAAGCCGACCACGGGCGGGGTGATGCCTTCGCCGGGGGCGAGCACGCCGAGGCGTTCGGCCTCTTGGCGGGAAATGTCGCGCACCTCCATGCCGGAGTTGAAATCGAAGGGCGGGAAGGGCGTGCCGAAGGCCGAGATGCCCACCCACACCGGATCATCCTTGGCCGCGATCATGCGGCCGCCTTCGAAGAACCGGCCGCCGGCGCGTTGCCAGCGCTCGCGCCAATTGCGCGGCACCTGCCGCTCCTCCCCACGGTAAAGCTCCCGGGCGGGAAATTCGTCGAGCGTGTCGGCGGTCTCCGCCTTGAAGCGGGCAAATTCCTGCGCCTGCTCGGTGTTGATGTCGAAAATGAGCCCGAGCCGTCCCGTGGAGGTCATGTCCCGCAGGCTGCCCTCCCGGCCCGCCGGGGGCACATAGCCGGAGGCCACCAGCCGGTCCCGCATCTCGGTGATGAAATTCTCGCGGTTCACCAGCAGATCCCCGCGCTCCATCGCCCGGCGCTCGAGGCCGAGCCGCCCGCCGATCATGTCGTGCATGGCCTGGAGCACATCGGCCCGCGCGAAACGGGCGCTCCAAAAGGCGCGCTCCCTCAGCGCCAGCGGCACCTCGCTCCATTCGGCGCTCGTGAGCGCCTTCGCCACCGGGGTCTTGCGATTCATCCGCGCCACCGCCTCGCCCAGGGGCCGGATGGGAATTTCCGCCCGGCTCATGGGGTGAACCCCCCGGTTGACAGTCGCACCCCGTTTGCCGTTGCCAGTGCAAAACGCGTGCAAGGCCGTGCAAAATCGTTTTTATCCCCCGGGAGGCCCATGGCCCCGGTCGGGGTGGGGAAACGCGGTTTAACGCCCGTTTTCATAGGCCGTCCAACCTCCCCGTGAGCCGTGGCCGGTATCCGACTACGGAAATCCTCCCCGCCGCCGCCTGCGCCTCGCCGGGCGTCGCGGGCGGAACCACCCGGAATTCTCCGCGCCCGACCTGACCCATCAGGGTGCGCGCCTGGTCGTTCGCGACCTTGCGGTCCTCCTTCACCGGGATGCCCAGGCGCGTGGTCAGCCGCCACACGACCATGTCGAGCGCGGCGGCCATGAGTTCGTCGGGGATCGTGAGTCCGGGGCCGAGCGTGATCCCGCCCCCGGCCACATGCCCGCGCACCTCGCGCGCCACCTGGGCCGCGATGTCGGGCAGCGGGTCGGGTTGCCCCGCCGCCAGCGCGCGCTGCGTGTAGGCGGCGAATTCCGCCCCCGCAAGCCGGGTCTTCACCCCATCGACTGTGATTTCCATCCACATGGTTCAAGACTGCGGCCCCGCCCCGCGCGGGGACCGGGCCGCAGGGTTTGAATCAGCCGATGTTGAGCTTCCCGAGGCCAAGCGTGCTGGTCGTCACGATGTTCGAGTAGTGCTCGACCGTGATGTGCACACACTTGTCCTTCTCGTCGCGGTAAACCCTCATGCCCTCCGGACCCACCGGGGTCGTGAAGCGCTTGAGGTTCGAGGGATCGTCCTTGCCCACGCCATCCTCGCCGAAGAAGACGACGGCGTAGCTGCCGACGACCTTCGACTTCGCGGTGGCGCTGCTCTGGAAGCGCTCGCTGGAAACCCGCCCGCCCGAGAGGCCGAGCTTGGCGGCGAGCTGCTCGATGCTGATCGAGAGGCCCGCGAAGGCTCCGGCGCTCGCCTGCGACTCGTAGGCCGCATAACGGTTCTGCCACGCCGCCGTGCCCATGAGCAGGCGGTTCGGGTCGAGGCCCGCATTGTCCCCGGCGGCCTGGATGAGGTCCATCAGGTCCTTGTCGGGCTTCGGCGTGCCGCTGCTCCAGGTCTTGTTCGTGCCGTCCCCGCAGGCCGCGAGGAGCATCGCCACGGCGCGGCGCAGCTCGTTGCGGAAGAGGCGGGTCTTGAGGCGCATCACCGCGCGCTCCTCGTCCCCGTCAACCATCTCGTCCTTGTCGAGGGTGATGGTCAGGCCCTTGTTCAGGGTCTTCTCGTTCACGGTCGAGCCGGTGTATTCCACCCGCTTGAAGGAGCTGCCGATCGCCCGCACATCGTCCGTCTCGCTCAGGAAATGCTCGGAATTCGTGGCTTTCTTGAACTCGAAGCGGCGGCCCACCACCACCTCGGGCGCGAGGAATTGCAGAAGGGCCTGGATGTTCTCCGTGTCCTTCCACCCCGTGCTGAAGGTGGTGAGCGGTTGGCTGAAGGTCGCGGTGGTGAACCGCGCCTCGTTGGCGATGTAAATCTCGCCCGTGGTGTTGTTGTCCCCCTGGTCGCCCAGGAGTCCGGAAATGATTTCGGTTTTCATGTGTGTGTTTCTGGATGTGTCTTAGGCCGTGACCACGCGTTGGATCGGGAAGCAGGGCACGAATTCGATCGTGTCCCCGTCGGCTCCCGCTGCGCTCAGGGCGCGGCCGACGATGTGGTAGGTGCCCGCCGCCGTGGGCAGCGTGCGAAGTTTCCCGCCCGCCGCAGGCACCACGAAGGCGCCCGCCGCAATCGCGGCCGAGGCCACGCCGGGCAGCGTGCGCTCGCTGATGCCGAGGATTTCCACCGAAACCGGGCTGCCGGATTGGGCGGCCTCGTCGGTGATCACCCCGAGCGGGATGTCCGATGCCCCCGCCACGGCGACATGCCCGGCATCCGAGCCGATCTTCCCGAGAAGATGGCGGGTGCCGACAACCTCGTCCGTCAGGAGGGTGATCGTGTTCTCATGCGTGCCTTCGGCGATGTTGGCCAAATAGGTCAATCCGCCCTGGCGCCTTGCCAGCCACACGCACATGGCCAGAAGAGCGGGCAGGATCACTGCCATTGTTACTGCTGCGATGATGATGTTGTGCATCTTGTTTGCTTTCTGTTTTGCCGTGGCTTACTGGGCCTTGGCGTTTTCCTGCATTTGGGAGAACAGGGCGGGGTGCTCCCGCTTCACGGCCGCCCAGGCGGTCGTCCAGTCCTCTCCGTGTTTGGCCATGCGCTCGTTGCACAGCTCGACGACCTTGTCGCTCGCCGCGCTGCTCTCCTTGCGCTGTCCAAGATTTTCGGTGCGGGCCCCGGTTTTCATCACCGGCTTGGCGTTGGCCAACTCGGCGACCTTGCCGTCGAAGTCCGCCTCCATCCCGCTCTTCCAGGTATCGCGGTCGGCCGCCGTGATCTTCCCGTCGCGGATCGCTCCGTCCAGGATCAGCCCGATGCGCGCCGCCCGCTCGTTCGCCAGCGCGCGCTCGGCCTCGGCCTTCGCGGTCTGCTCGTTGGCAAGCGCGGTTTCGGCCTCGGCTTTGGCGATTTGCTCTTTGGCAAACGCGTTGACGGCCGCTTCCTTTGCCGTTGCTTCGTTGCGTTTCGCCTCGTTCGCCAGATCCACGGCGGCGAGGATTTGCTCGTCGGTGGCATCCGCCGGGAGGCCCAGCTTCTCGATCAGTTGTGTTTTCATGAGAGTTTCCGCCTCGTTGGCCAGCGTCACCGGGGCCACGGGAATGTTGGGCTCGTTCGTGAAGCCCACGCTTTTGAGCCGCACGGGGCGGAAAACGCTTCCCTCCCGCCGGGCGCCCCAGTTCACCGAGTGCCCATGGAAGGCCTCGCTCTTGATCAAATCCTCCCCGGCGGGGCTCCACTTCACATTGGCGAACAAGCCATCCTCGCGGGCCTCGAGGGCCTTGATGCGCCCGTAGGCGCGGGTGTCCGTGTAGCGGCCCTTGAAGGCGGGGTGGTCGGGATGCCCGATATACCAGGGCAGGCCCAGCAGGCGCTGCGGGGTGTTCAGCAGGCCGTTGAATTCGTTCACCAGCGTGCGGGCGTCCTCGATCGTGAAGCGTTGCAGCCCGTCGCCGTGCGGGAAGTCCCCGTAGGGCGCCAACTGCACCCAGCCATCCGGGGCCACTTGGAATTCGTTGCCGATGAGCCGCAGTTCCTCCACGGCTTCGTTGGCCAAATAGGCGATTCGTTTTTTCATAAAGTCTCTCCCGGTTTGCGTTGCACCGCCTGGCGAACGCCCTCGAGCACCGCGCCTCCCAGCGCGCCCTCGAAGACCGCCGCCAATTCCTCCACCGCCAGGCCATCGAGCAACTCGGGCAGCCGGGCCTGGGTTTCCTGCAAAAACTCCTCCCACTCGGCGGGCGTGGCCGTGGCGGCCTTGGCCTTCATCTCCCGCAGCAGGCTTTCAATCGGGGTCACCCACCCCTCGGGCACGCCCAGGCTCGCCGCCACCTCGTTGGCGAGGGTTTCCGCCGGCGGGGGAGGGGACGCCACCGGTGCGCCGCCGAGGGTTTCCTCGCCGGGTTCCGGCACCGGTAGGCCGAAGCGCTCGTAGATCGGAGCCTTTGCCAGCGGCAGCCCGATCCGCGAGAGCGTCTCAAGCACTTTCAAATCCATGTCCGTGTTCTTGCGGTCCTTCGTGCGGATCTGCACATAGGCGAGCGGCCGCACGCCCCGGCCGAAGTGGTATTCCACCACCTGCCGGATCACCGAGGTCTGGAGCGCCTCGCTCAGCCAGGCCGCGTCGTCCTGCTCGATCAAATCCGTCTCCGTGCCCTGCAGGCTCGCGCCGGTGTTGTCCGCCCCGGTGCCGCTCGCGGTCCCGAGGTCTCCGCCGCGCCACATGATCGCCAGCGCCTTGTCCATGCGCTCGATGAGTTCCGGGAAGGGCATGTTCGCCCCGCCCTTGGCCTCGATCAGCTCGATCGCCTCGCTGGCGTTGCACACCGCCGCAAACTCGGCGGAGAAAATTCGCACCGCGTCTTCCATGGCCCGCCACTCGGCCGTGCCATGGGCTGCGTTCGTCTTGCCGAGCACTCCGGGGAATCCGAACTTTTCCGAATACGAGAGCCAGTCGCGCAGCGGCAGGCGCTTATACATCCACGCCACGCTCGAGGCCTCCATCAACCCCGCGCCGACCGTCACCAGCCACTCGTCGGCGGGCATCTCGATCCCGCTCACCCCGTAGTCCTGCTCGAGGAACCTCAACCGCCCGGTGCGGTTCTCGAAGAACCACAGGGGCACATGCCGGAACGCGGCCGTGAGCCCCTCGTCGCCGGGCTGCCACACGATCTCGTGCACCGCATACCTCATGCCGATCGCCGTGGCCATCTGCCGCACCAGCAGCGAGAAGCCCCCTTGCTGGTTCTCGTCCAGTGCGTTCGTGGCCGTGAGGTTGTTCAAAAAATACTCGATCTTCTCCTTGTGGGCAGCGGCCTCGGCCGCCAGACCCTCGTCCCCGTCCACCGTCACCACATCGAACCCGTAGCGGGCCACCGCCGAGAGGCGCTTGTTCACGAGGCCCTGCAGGCGGTCGTCCCTCCGGATCATCGCCTCCCAGGTCCTCGCCGCCTCGGCCAGATACCCGGCATTGAACGCGTCGAGCATCGCTGTGAGCCGTTCGGGCGTGAGGTTCGCCAAAGGCTGGAACCGCGATTGGATCGAACGCTCGATCCGCTTGGGGGCGATGGAGTTGCTGCGCTTTTTCATAGCAATACGCGCCCTCCCTCGCGCTCCACAGGCTCATAGGCGAAGGGCTCCCCCGCCGTTTTCCCGGCATGCAGCGCCAGGGCCAACGCCCAGAACCGGTCGCAATGCCCGTTCTTGCCGCGCTCGCCCGAGAAGCGGATGTTCCCGCTCGCCGTCGTCTCCTTGCGGATGCCCCGCAGGTCGCTGAAAACCTCGCGCCGGTCCGGTATCCTCACCGCGCGGTCCTCGAAGGCCGCCCGCACCGGATAGGCCAACTCCTCCTTCACCGCGCCCGTGAAATGCACCCCCTCGACCTTGTGCGCCCCGAACCGCTGGATCGCCCGCTCGGCGAATTGCCGCCCGATCCCGGTCTGGTCGATGCAGCACCGCCGCGTCTGCGGCAACCCGAGCACCGCATACAGCGCGGCCTCCTGCGCCTCGAAGGTCTGCGCCTTCATTTCCACCAAAAGCCTTGTCAGAAAAACCCCGCCGACCTTTTCCATCACCCAGATCACCGTGAGGTCCTGTGTGCGCCCCACATCCACGCCCACGAAGAGCGGATTCCTCGTCGCCTCCAGATCGGTCTCCCACTCCTCCCCGGCCGGATATTTGCACCCGTCGATCAGGTCGTAGCTCAGGAAGGCCGCCGCGTCGTCGCTCGGCACGCACATGTATTCCTGCGCGAAACTCTCCTCGTCCGCGCAGCCGCTGCGGATGAAGTCGAAATACGCCGCCTCGTCCATGCCCTGCCGCTCGTCGTCCTCGGGTAGCTTGCTCTGGAGCTTGTAGAGGAATCCCTGGTCGAGCGCGTCCTGTAGCGTCACCCGGTGCAGGCTGAATTTCTTCGGGTTCCCCTTGTGCCGGATCTCGGTGATCAGGCCGTTGAAAAAATTGGCGCTCCCACGGTGCGTGGAGAAGATCTCGAGCGACCCGCCCCATGTGATGCCCGGGTAGGCGATCGCGTAGAGTTTGCGGGGGTCCGGATGGAGCGCGAATTCGTCCAGCACGCGGTCGCCCCGCTTGCCCGCCTGGGCATCCGGGTTGCTCGACATGCTGTGGGCCCGTAGCCCGTTGGAAAAAGAGAGGACATAGGCCGTGTGCCCGTCGTCATCGATCACGGCCTCGCCGAGGTCCTTGGCGGCGATGTTCAAGAGCCCGGCAAAGGCTTTGCAATCCTCCAGAAACAGCCGTGCCTGGATGTCGTCGCGCGAGGAAATCCACGCGTCCAGCCGCGCATCGACCAGCGCCTTGCGCGACACGAGCCCGTAGGCCGTGGCCCAGGTCCAGCCGATCTGGCGGCTTTTCTCAGCGATCTTCAGGCGCGAGGTATCCTTCACCCAGGCCGCCTGGTAGGGCAGCAGCAGGGTGTTTTTCTTGGGAATCACCTTCGCCGCGCCGCGCGCCCGTTCATCCTTCATCCTTCTCACTTCTTCCTTCACAAGAGCCCCGCCGCCTCCTCGATCGTCCGCAGGGTCTCGGGCGTCAGCCCGCCCTTGGTTTTCAAATTCTCCAGCGCCGCCTTGGCCTTGGCCGCGTTCTCCTCGAGCAGCGCCACGCGCCGCTCGGCCAGCGCCAGCTTCCGGGGTTCGACCTCCTCCTTCAGCCGCATCGCCCGCTCGTCCAACTCGCGCGCCTTCAGGAGCGCCCACTCCTGCGCGCTCAATTCCCGAAAGGTCAGCTCGAACTCGCGCATCGCCAGCGCCCGCCGCCTCTCCTGCTCCCAATCCTTGGGCAGCCCGCCGCTCGCCACCTCCGCCGCAGCCCGCGCCCGCTCCACCCTCCATGGCAACCCATGCGAGGAGATACAGCGCGACAAGCCCGCCAGCGAGGCCCGCACGCCCCAGCTTTTCAAAAGTTCCAGGCCCTCCGTGAGCGGTGCCCCGCCCTCCAAGCACAGCGTGAGCAGCTCCTCCCGCTGCGCGGGCTTGAGCTTGGACCACAGCGCGTCGCTTCGGGTCTTCATTCACCTTTCACCCTCCAGATCCGGTCCCCGGTCACATCGTCGGTCTCGCTCGCGATCCGGCCGAGCGCCGCCAGCCCCCGCAGGGCCTCCTCGAATTCCAGCTCGCCCACCCGCACCCGGAACCGCATTTCCAGCTCCAGCCGCAACGCTGTTTCCGGCACGCCCTCGGGCCTCAGCCCCAATATCGTCAAAATCCTCGTTCTCATTTACCGTGCCTCATCTGTTCGAGCGCCCCCTCCACACGGCTCACCGCCGTGAGCACCGTGTCCACCCGCTCCCCGATCTTGCGCATCCGCTCCTCGCCAGCCGCGATGATCTCGTTTTTGTCGGCCTCCATTTTCCCACGCAGCATCCGCACATCGTTTTCCAGCACGCCCACCCGGTGGTTCAGCGGCGCCAGCGCGCTCTCCGTCGCCACCCGGTCCTCGGCCACCACCCGGAAGGGCTGGTCGATGTTCCGTTTCTGCCCCTTGCCCGTTAAAATCGCCCAGGCTGTCACCACATTGCCCATCAGCACCACGATGCCGAAGGCCGAGATGAGAAGTTCCCCCTGGCTCATCGCTTCTCCTCCGGCAGCCGGATGAAGGACCGGCACTCCTCCAGGCTCCGCCGCTTGCGGCACACCTTCACACCCTCGCGCCCGCCGGCGTCGTCCGTGTTCCCCTCGATCGTCCGCACGGTCGCCCCGTCGAACCCCTCCACGATCCCGATGTGCGAGAAGGTGAAAACCACCAAATCCCCCGCACTGGGAAAATACAACCCGTCCCTCGGCCCGAAGACCAGCCAGCCGAGCTTGAGCGCCTCCGGCACCCAGCGCCGCACCGCCGCGCTCTTCGGCCGCTTCACAAAAGGCCCGAGGATCATCAGCACGCACCAAGCCGCAAACGCCGCGCACCACGGCTCCCGGTTCTGCATCCCGTCGGGGTAGTCCGTGGCCTGCCAGTATTTCGCGAGCCCCTCGCCCTGGTTGCGCGAGGTTTCCTTCACGCCCAATTCCGCCCGCGCGATCGCCACGATGCCAGGCACTCTCTCGAATCCCGCGCCCATTAGAATTCCGCGCCTCCCTGGATTTCCACCCGCACCGGCCAGACGGCCTCCGGCTTTACCCTGAGACTCGAGAGCAACCGCGCCAGGAATGGCCGCCCGTCCTCCCGCTCCGCATAATAAATTAGATTCTCGGTCACTGGCGGTCCGGATTCCTCCCACTCGAGCGGAGCCAGCATCGCCCCCACGCCCAGATACACTCCCGCCACGCACACCAGCGCGGGCACTGCCGCGCCGCCCGCCCGGTCCGCGCGCCGCACCTCCGCCTTCGGGTTGAATTCCCCGCCCGGCATCGTCGCCGTCCGGCGTTTCTGCCACACGCTCCACGCGATCGTCATCAGCACCAGCACCGCGCCGATCCCCTGCGTCAATTGGTCGCTCGTGATCAGCCCGCTCTCCACCAGCTTGCCCCCGTAGGCCGCCAGCACCGCCCGCACGATCCCTCCGGCAATTTGCAAAATCATCGTCCTGCCTCCTTGAGCTTCGCCAGCGCGAGTTCGATCGAGAGGTTCACCGCCCGCGTCTCTGCCCGGATTCCCTCGTTCAGCGCCAGCACCTGGATCTGTCGCACCGCCTCGCGCTTCTTCTCCTCCCCGCTCTTCGGCGTCTCCGCCAGCGAGCGCACCACCTCCAGCGCGATCGGCAGCAGCCCCTCGAGCAGCCGCGTCGTCGAATCCGCCAGAATGGGGATCAAAAATCCGATCAGGGTCCGCGAGGCTCCCGTGAGCCACGCCAGGGTATTGATGAGTGCTTTTTTCATGTGTGGGTGACGGCCGCCTCGCCGAGGCTTCGGATTTCGGTCGCGCCGACTGCGCCCCTGGTTGAAAAACATCCCGGCGCGGAGTAAGAGTCCCCACCCGTATCGCTGCCCCAAGCAGCGACCCCGCGCCGGGAAAAATCATTCGCCATCCCACCGCTCCGGTGGCATGGTTCGTTTCGGAAAAGTCTCGTGGGGCCTCGCATCGGCAGCCACCTTTCCACACCCCCGAAAATCCCGCTAATCCACCATGGCGACGATTGTTGCTATTGCAGAATAATCGCGAAAAACCCCGACCCTAAGCCCCGTTTCTGTGCCGTTGCAGGAAAGAAAAACCTGTCCACGCGCGGACAGTTTTCTGCTGGAAGGCTCAACGCGCCGCCACACCGCGCAATTATAAAAATACATTTTTCCGTATAATTGCCTCGTAATGGATTCCTGTCTCGTAAACGATAGCGGCTAATGAAAATTCGAGTCCTCCGCTTCTCATGGGTTCCGGAATTTATCCCCAAAGCGGCACCCGCTATTCTGGCTTTTGAGCAAATGCAGCGGAATGCAGGCCAGGAAATTGGAAGATATTCCGTCGCGGCAATGAAAGATGGGGAGTGGTGGACTGGATTCTTGTTAAAAATCCGGGACTCCAGGGCATTCACGAAACAACGGCTGGAGAACGGAACTGTTGTTTTTGGAGCTGAAAGACTGGAAGACGGAGAAAAACTCGCGGAAGGAAATTTTTTCGTGGCGCATGAGTCCAACGGGCATGGCCTCTACTGTTATCACCACATGTCCGCATCCCTTCTGGGGGATTTTGGGTATGTTGCGGGTCGAATGTTCAGTGTGGCTGTGAAGAATCTGCGCGACGCTCTTGTGAAGGAGCATGGCCCGTCCTCCAAAGAGACCAAGGCTGGAAAGAAGGCCTTGGCCGGGAAATTGATAATTGCGCAGACGCTCAGGCCCGGCACATTCAACGACTATGTCAGAAAGTTGAAGGAAATTTACACCCTGGAGGCCAATTTGGTTTCTTTCGAGATGAAGAAAAAGACATTTGTGACATTCAATAAGTTCGCTCGCCGGAAAAAAATCTCACTGAGTTTTGATTCTAATGCGCCAATGGGTCAAATCGCCAATGCAATTGCCGATCTCAACTCCAATCATGAATTTGAGAATGCTACGGTGTCTGGGAAAGATCAGTATGGTTACGATCAAACCTACAAACTCGCCAAAGACGCTCAGGTATTCGATGAGTGGGACTACGATGAGATGGTTGTGTCCGGAGATATCCGGTTTAACGACATCCCCGGCTCGATTGCAGCATCTCCGATCATTGCTAAATTAAAGGACGCGATTTCCCAACCCAACACCAGGAAGATGCTTGGCATCCCATAAATTAAAGCATGCGGGCTTTTCTGTGGATTTTGTTATTTTCTCTGGCGCTGGCATGCGGCCTCTGCATTTGGTTCGTTATCAGCAGGGGCACTGATGCAAATGGAGACTGGGTGTGGGTAGTTCTGTATCAATCCGCTCTCCGCGCTCCACTTTTCACAGGCTGTCTCACGGTGGGGAGCTTTTTGCTCACCCTCAAAGCGACAATCATCATGCGCATAAAAGAAATTTACGATGACCCAGATTACGAAACATCGTGGGAGGTCTATCAAGAACAGCGCAAAAATGAAGCCCCTGGCTGCGCTATCCCTGGCTACTACGACTCCTTCAAGAATCTGGGAGTGGCTTTGATGGCCAATGTGGTTTTGGCTCTTGTCACCTCGGTTCTCCAACTCACATTGGGATTTGTTTCGAACCCTTGGGCTGTTGGCTTTTGTCTGGGATTCGGTGCAACAACAATCTGTCTCTTGATTTTCCTTTGGTGGCAAATTACCTGCAACTTGATGAAGTGGTTCGAAGGGTTGGAGGCCAAGCGAAACCGCCTGAAACGAGGGACTGTTAGCCCGGCGTCTTCTCCCCCCCCAGCCCAGCCCTAGCGGCTGTTCTGCTGGCGAGCCGTTTCCACCACCGCGTCTGCCATGTCGAGCATGGCTTGCGCGAATTGCGCGAGGCCGATCACCCCGCCCATTTTGAGGAGCAGGATTCCTCCGGTCACCACGATCGCGGCGACATCCAGCCTGGCCAGCGAATCCACCCACAACGCGACAAGACCCACGATCGCGAAGGCCGCCGTCCACAGGATCATATTCCGCGCCAGCCCGTATCGGGATGCGGCGCGCAGCTCCTTGAGGTGGCCGGGAATCGCGGTGTTAGAGGACGCTTTGACTTCCGTTTTTTTCTGCGAATCAGTGTTCCGAAACCACGAAGAATATGTCGCCCAATCCGAGCCGCCTTCGGGGCAAATCATATCCTCTTCGATCAGTTTTTTTTCCCAAAGGCTCTGCAGCTCACTCATGGAAACTGGTCCCGCCGCAGATCCATTCGACATGTAAAAAAAATTCTGGGAGTTCATTTTCGTTGACCTTCGCTAACACACCTCACGGCGGGGCGACAAGAATTACCCTCACTTCCCCCGCTTCCCCTTCCCGCTTTCTGGGCGGCGCAATGCATCCAAGGTCGCTAAGATTTCTTTGAGCTTTTCACCGGTTGAAGTAAGGGCCTCCTCGAGTGATTCAGCGCGAGATTCCGTAGCGGGTGTGTTTTTCAAACTCACTCCTGGATCGGGACCGCCCATCAGAAGCCATTCCATCGAGACCCCAAGCAATTTGCTGAGTGCATACAGCTCCGCAGCCTTGGGGATTCTTCCGTTGAGATAACGCGAAATTGCAGCTTGGGAGCAACCAGCAGCATTCGCCAAGTCAGCCTGCTTGAGACGTGCCCTTTCCATTTCGGAATAGAGGCGCTCTCCAAACAAATTTATACCGGATGGTATTTTTTCTAGTGACAAATTCACCGTTTGGTATATTCCATTTGGTAAATGATGCGGCAACGAACCGAAAAAAGCAAACGCAACTCGAGACGGCAGGTCCGCTTCCCAGGCATCTGCGAGTTCGCCAAGAGCGCGAAGGTCACGCGCATCCACGCCTACCGCGTGCTCACCGGCGAGCGCCGCAGCCCCCGCCTCGAAAAGCTCTGGTCCGCTTTCCTCCACCAGCACCCCAACCCATGAAAATCGAAAACCTCACCATGCACCGGGATCGCCAAGTCCCCGGCCAGATCCGCGCCTGGCGCTGCCCGGTCTCCTTCGACCTCGCCGGCCAACGCTTCGAAACCCTGTGGGAATACGACGAAGCGATCGCCGAGCCCGATCACATCCAGCGAATCCTCGCCGACAGCCTCCTGCTCCTTCTCCGCAACGACGGCTTCCAACCCATCCACACCCACGAATGAAAAACCCCGGCTCCGATCCCCAAGGCGATTTCAACTTCGACCACCAGTTGCCCGCCGGCATGGAGACCTTCTCCGTGCGCTTTCTCGCCACTTGGTTCAAGTGCACCCCCCAGCACTGGATCAACCTCGTCGAGCAGGGAGCCATCGCCGCCATCGACCTCCGCAGCCCCGGAGCCAGCAAATCCATGCTCCGGATCACCCGCTCCGAAGTCGTCCGCTACATCCACTCCAAAAAAACCGAATGAGCCCCAACCCTCAACCCGCCATCCGGCCTACCTGGCCAGCGCATAAGCGACCAGGCAGATGGTTGCGCCGCATAGGCTCGTCACGAATCCTACTTCGGCTGCTCGGATTCAAAAGGGTCTTGGTGATGTTACGATGGGCCCGGAAAATCCGCCGGCATCTCCTCGCTGGAGGGCTTTATACAGCTCTTCCGACAACTTCATCGATAGAGCGGCGTATTTCGCTGTTTCGCCATATAGGCAGGCTCCACCGCTTAGGATGGCAATGCCAAGTGCTACCCATGCCGCCTGCATCCAGCATTGGGCCGTCTCTGTGGTGTTCGTGCCCGCATCCATGCCAGCCAGCAATGTCAACGCCCCGGCCGCAAGCAAGTGCAGATGGCGCATCCACGCGGCCTTCGCGGCATCCCTCCGCTCGGTCATCCCATGCAGCGTGTTCAAATCATTCTGCAACATCCCTGCATCCTGCCAACCCCGCCCCACTCCGCCCACTGAAAACTGAACCCTGAAAACTGAAAACTTCTATGCCTTCCCAACTCCAACCCGCCGTCCCGCTCACCGAAGTCTCCGATTTTTCCGAGGATGCTCTCCTCGGCACCCAGCTCACCGCCCAATACCGCCGCGCCGTCTCCGGCATGACCGAAGTCCTCAAGTTCGGCGCCATGCTCATGCAGGTGGAAAACACCTTGTCCAATGTGGACAAGGTGTCGGCTCGAGGGCATCAGGTAACCGGCAATGGCATTAAAGGCGGCGGCCTCAAAGGCTGGCTGGAAGCGCACGCCCCCGAAATCAGCCGCCCCACCGCCCTCCGCTTCCTCGGCATCACCAAGGCGATCGCCGTCGAATACCAGAACATCGTCGGGGCGCGCGTGGCCAAACGCTTCGACCTGCCCGCCCTCGTCCTCACCGACAAGGACGAACTCCCCGAGGAGGCCCAGATCAAGCAACTCGAGCTCTTCGACTATGTCGCCGGCACGAGCCAGCGCAGTTGGCTCGACCGCTTCAAGCCCGTGGAGAGCCACCAGACCTACCACCCCCCGCGCCGCATGCGCACGGTGGATGAGGAGGGCGAGCCGCTGCCCCCGGCCGAACTCGCCGCCCAGGCCGCCCGCGAGCACGAACTCGTCGTCTCCCGCCTGCGGCAGGACAACGGCCTGCTCATGGACTCCCTCGAGCGCTTCACCCGCAAAAAGCACTACCAGGTCTGGAACGATGCCGAACTCGATGCCGCCCATGTCTATCTCAGCGAGGCCCTCCGCGCCGTCGAGTCCTGGCGGCGCATGCCCAAGGGCCAGCGCCTCGCCAGCTGCGTGCAGGAGGAAATCGCCACCTGGAAAGGCCTGCGCTGACCATGTCCGCCACCGCTCTCCATCACGCCCCGCACGATGCGCGCTCCAAGGCGCTCTTCTGGATGTCGCTCCTCGAGCCCGTGCTCTCGCAGCCCTCCGGCCACTGCGCCGCGCTCAAGGCCATCGCCCTCGAGCACGGCCTGCCCCTCGGCACCCTCGAGCGCAAGTTCTACCTCGCCCGCAAGGGCGGCCTCGCCGCCCTCATCGACCGCCGCGCCTGCGGCCCCCGCGCCTGGAACACCACCGCCCCCTCCGGCCTCAGCCCCCACGACTGCGACCTCCTCGCCATCTATGTCGAGCGCAACCAGCGCAAATCCACCCCCGCCATCCGCGCCCTCCTGCGCGACTGGGCCACCGGCAAGATCACCACCCCCACCCCCATCGACATCAAGACCGGCTACCCGCGCGGCTGGTCCGAAAGCAACCTGCTGAAAAACCTCCCCAACCGCTTCGAACTCCAAATCGCCCGCCACGGATCCTCCGCCGCCGCCGCCGAGCGCCGCCTCGTTTACACCACCCGCGCCAACCTCTGGGTCGGCTCCCATTACCTCTTCGACGACATCTGGCACGACAACTTCGTCAACAACCTCGACACCCGCCAGGCCGGCCGCCCGCTCGAATTCCACGCCCTCGATCTCTATTCCGCCTGCAAATTCGCCTGAGGCATGCGCGTGCGCACCCCAGGCCAAAACGGCAAAATGGAGCACCTCAAGGAGGCCGACATGCGCTTCCTCCTCGCCTGCGTCCTTGGCACCCACGGCTACTCCCCGCGCGGCACCACCCTCGTCGTCGAGCGCGGCACCGCCGCCATCCGCGAGGATGTCGAGCGCATCCTCCACGAGGAATCCGACGGCCTCATCCAGGTCGCCCGGGGCGGCATGGATGGCGCGGCCGCCGCCGCCCACCAATACGCCGGGCGCGCCAAAGGCAACTTCCGCTTCAAGGCCGCCCTCGAGACCCTCGGCAACCTCATCCACAACGAACTCGCCGCCCTGCCCGGCCAGACCGGCATGGACCGCGACCACCGCCCCGAGCAGCTCCACGGCCTCCTCAAGGAAAACGACGCCCTGCTCCTCGCCGTCTCCCAACTCCCGCCCGGCCTCGCCGAGCAACTCCGCTGGCCCCTCCTCACCATCCAGCAATTCCGCCACCTCGCCGGGCAAATCTACGCCCGCATCAACTCCCGCTCCCAACACGAACTCGAAGGCTGGGACACCCACTACACCCCCGATCCCCGCACCGGCCTCATGCGCCGCCTCTCCCCGCAGGAGGTCTGGAGCCCCGGAGCCCGCCAGCTCGTGCGCCTCCGCCCCGAATCCATCGCCCTTCTCCTCCTCCAGGACCAGGGCATCGAACTCACCACCCGCCGCCAGCAATTCGAACTCCGCGACGCCGAAATCTCCGGCGACCTCCTGCGCTTCGACGCCCGCCTGCTCAAAGACCGCGAGAAATACCTCTGCGTCCTCAACCCCTACGATCCCTCCGCCCTCCATGTCTTCGACGCGCGCGGCCGCTTCGTCACCGCCTGCCCCCGCATCTGGGCCGTCGATCGCGGCGATCTCGACGCCGTGCACCGCGAGTGCGGAGCCGCTGCACAAGCCTTTACCGAAGCCGTCAAACCCTACCGCGAACGCCACTCCAGGGAAGCCCGCGAACTCGCCGCCGCCCGCCGCCACAACGCCGAAATCCTCCGCCGCCCCGCCAGCGAAAAACCCGTCTCCCAAGCCACCGCCGCCCGCATCGGCCGCGAATCCGGCGACATCGAGGACTTCCTCCCCGACGACGAGGCCCGGCCCGAAATCACCTGGTCCGAATCCCACGACCGCGAAATCGACGACATGGACCAGCTCACCTAGCCCACCCACCCTTTATGCAAACCCAACCCGACACCCAACCCGAAGACCCAAGCCTCGTCCCCAGCGACGGCCTCAACATGCGATCCCTCACCGGCGATGTCATCGTCGCCGCCACCCGGGATCTCCCCGATGACCAGCGCGACGCCATCCGCTGGCTCCACGCCTTCGCCCGCGAAAACCAGTGGAACCTCACCCGCCTCTCCGAGGAATGCAAAGTGAGCGTCACCACGCTCTACCGCGTCTTCACCGGCAAATACGGCGCCAAACTCGACAACCTCGTCGAGCGCATCGAGAGCTACCGCAAGCTCGCCGAGGCGCGCGGCACCATCGGCGACGCCCCCTTCGCCCTCACCTCCATCGCCCGCAAGATCGATAAAACCTGCGATTGGGCGCTCATCAGCCAATCCATCGCCTTCATCTTCGGCAACCGGGGCCTTGGCAAAACCCTCGCCTTCGAGCGCCGCCGCGAAACCCACAACCACGGCCAGACAAAACTCATCCGCATGCCCGCCAGCGCCGGCGTGCAGCTCATGATGAAGGAAATCGCCCGCGCCTGCTACCTCTCGCCCAACTCCTGCTTCGACAACCTGCGCGAGCGCGTCCTCCACGCCATCGACCACACCAACCTCTTGATCATCGACGAACTCCACCAGGTCTTCCTCTCCTACCAGAAAGGCAGCGCCATCAAGTGCCTCGAGGTCATCCGCGAAATCCACGACCGCACCAAGTGCGGCATGGTCCTCTGCGGCACCACCCAGCTCAAAAAGGAAATCCTCCTCGGCCAGCACGCCGAACTCCTCGAGCAATTCACGGATCGCGGCATCCTCAAGGTCCAACTCCCCGCCCGGCTCCCCCGCGCCGATGTCCTCCTCATCGCCAAAGGCTACGGCCTCCAGGAGGAACCCGAAGGCGATGCCTTCGAACTCATCGAGGAGCTCATGGCCGCCCGCTCCCTGCGCAAATTCGGGAAACTCCTCCAAGCCTCCCGCCGCCTCGCCTCCAAGGAGCGCGTCCCCGTCACCTGGGCCCACTTCGTCAAAGCCCACGACATCCTCGCCAAACTCGAAAGGGGAGGGGACCGCGAATGAACCCCTGCCTCCTCTGCCTGCCCTACTTCGGAGCCGATTCCCCCGCCGGAACCCTCCAATCCGTGGGCATCGGCCTCGTCTGCCCCGAGTGCAAGCAACACACCCAGGCCGCATTCGACGAACTTGCCTGCGTCCCAGGAATCCTCTCCGCCGTCATTCCCGACGGCCAACGCAACAACCAACCCTCCAAACCAACCAAATGAAAAAACCAACCACCGCACCCGACATGTCCAAACAATACCGCCGCGAACTCCGCGACATCCAAAAGCAACTCGCCAAAACCGACCGTGAACAGCTCGCCGTGACCATTTCCACGGAGCGGGAGATTGCCCGAATCGTCACGCTCGGCAACCGCCAAATCCGCGCCCTCCTCCGCCACGCGGACAAACTCGCCAAGGGCGCAGTCAAGCGCATCAAGGCCCTTCAACGCCGCGAAGCCATCCTCATCGGCCGCCTCGCCTCCTGAACCTCAACCCCCATCCCGCCATGACCACCACACAAGCCGTCGATCGAGGTCTCGAAATCCGCGCCCAAATCACCGAACTCGAGGACAAACTTTCGATTATCGAGGAACATCTCCGCCAAGCCGCCCTCCAGGGCGAGCAGGTCGAACTCCAGGACCCCGACCGCGAAGGCCGCCAATGGATCGCCCGAGGCACGGAAAACGCCGTGCCCGTGGTTCTCACCGCCGATCTCGTCACCCAATCCTTCCAGGATGGATCGATTCTTCACGCCAGGCTCGAAGGCATGGCCAACGGGAAGCTTCCGCTCCTCTACCGGCCTGTCACCACCTGGAAAATCCTTCCCAAATCCGGCAAGGCCTTCCGGCTCGAAGCCGCTTCCCTCCTCGGTCAAACCGCGCCCGCCTTCATCAGCGCCGCCATCGTGCGCGACAAAACCGGCATCCCCAAATCCCAAATCAAGGTCGAGTGGAACCGCGCGGAGGAACTCGCATGAACGAAATCCTCTCCACCGCCTTCGCCGGGGGCCTCGTCGGCTTCGCCCTCGCCACCCTCCTGCAACTGCTGCATCAAATCATCCAGGCCACCCTCGCCGCGCGCCGCCGCCGCCGCTGGATCAAGTCCCACCGCATCATCCGCCCAGGCATCCTATGA